TAATACTTTCTGTCTAACCCATCCACCACCTGCATCGGGATTATTAAGATAACCACTTGTAGCTGAATTTCTTGCAGGTACATTAAGAGTTATGTTTTTAAATGTTTTAGTTTCAAAAGCTCCTACTCCATCGCTAGGATATTCTTTTAATTCATCCCATAACCATCCGCCAACTATACCGTTTTGAACTGTACAGCTTTTTTCATAACCTTTATCTAACCACAAGGAAGTACTTAATATTTTAAAATTATTCATTGGTGCTGAATAATAAGCAAAACCTGTTCTATGTAAGAATATAGGGTCAGCCTCTATACCATCAAATAACAATCCATCAATAGAACCTTCAGATAATCCTGCTTCTGTATCTCTATCTGCTGCTACTTTATTAGTAGTTCCAGGTGTTAAGTATTGTCTTCTTAAATTACTCCCGTCTGTTATTGCGTAATGATTTACAGCAAGTGCCTTATCATTAAACAACATGGTAATGTTTTTAAGCTTTAACCTATTACCTTCATCCATTAACCTTATGCCTCCCGTCCATGATTCGGTATAAAATAGTTTAGCATTACTAATATAAGTTTCCATTACACCGCCTGCATTTTGAGTTGTAGCACCCGTATATGCACCACTCATAATATGACTATTAATATACATTCCATTATCCTCTGTGCTACCTCCTGCTTTTGCAACTAGGATACTATTCATGTAATGATTATCATGGCTTATTGAAAGTACATCTAAATGCGTGTTCTTATAATGAAACCAATTATCATGTATATTTAACCCTCTAGTAAAAGAAGAACTAATAGCTAGTGTTTTATAATTATCTAATTCATTTAAATTTTCCGCACCACGTATAAACCTATTACCAGATATTGTAACCCTATTTGCGCCTTTGATAGAAATACAAAATTTATTATCTGTTCTAAATATATTGTCTTTAATTATTTGCTGTCCTACTGTAAAACCCCAATCTTCCCAATTTATTAAACCTTCCGGACTGACACCGCTATTAAATTCTACATAGTTATTAGCAAATAATGAATTTTGTGACCCATTTGTAGCACCATGCCTTCTATTCTCTGTTAAGGTATTCCAAGTATATTGTGTATTCCTTGCATAACTTGGGGAATTAAAATTATATGCAAAAGCAGCTTGGTCTGTTCCATAAGCTTCAAATAACAATCTATACCCTTTAATTTTCGGATTATAATAATGGTAAGTTTCATATGGTGAGACTGTAGGTGATTTTTCTACGAACAGATTATTTTCATCATAGTAGATTACCCAATACCGAAAGTTTAATAGTTTCCTAGAACTATTTGCTGCCTCTTGAAGTATAAACCAATTTTGACTTAACCCATTAAAATCACCAGGCATAGATTGAGGTAAATCTACATCACGTTGTTTAGTGTAGAAATAACCTGTATTACCGTTATCTATCGTTCCAGATTCATCAATATAACCCGTTATAGTATTACCTAAAGCAGCACTAATTGTTTGTGTTCCATTTCCTTGTTCTCCTTTAGCAATTCCATCGCCATGATATAATTCTATTTTATTATGGTCTATTACACAACCATCCGAATTAGAATGAACCACCAAACAATGACCCCATTCATATAACATTAAGTCCTGTGTTACAGATGCGTCCGAAGTATTTGAATCTATTATAGGTCTACTATACAGTCCTTGGGGGCCTCTTAGTATAACTCTTTGGTCAGTATCGGTAATAGGCGTTTCTGCTTCAAGGGCTATTCTAGCGGTCCATCCTTTAGCTGAGAAGTTAGCACTTCCATTAATAGCATTTACAATATCCTGTGCTACTGCGGTTTGGTTTCCAATAGTTATACTTAATGCATCTGAAACCTCATCTTCAGTTACAGAGTCTAGTTGTTGACCAAATTCTACTATTCTAAGAGTTAAAGTTCCTGAAGTTGTTGCATCAGTTCTTATCCTTAGTCTTTGGTCATAATAGTGTTCATACCTATCCCCTACAAAGTGCATGTTTTTAACACTTGAATTTTTAGTGTTATAGAATGTATAAAAAGCACTATCTAGTTGATCTCCTGCATGACTATATAAAATAACATCCCCTTCAGATGTTATATTTACATTATTACCTCCATCCCCAATTAATAAAGCATTAGGGTTTTGAAAACCATTAACAAAGAAAGGAGTTAAGTGTTTGGAGCTATATATATTGAAATGATATTTACCAGTAGTTATCTTGTTCCACACAAATGTTCCTCCGTTTTGATTTACAATCCAAAGTCCAGTTTGTGCTATCTTAAAATTATCAGTATTTGCATTATTATCATCAAGACCTCCAATATTAGATGCGTATATTACACTATTTGCTAGTATTACATTCCCTATTGTGGTTGCTTCAAATAAATCTAAACCTTTTTTCTTACCCTTAAAAGCTATTGTCGCACCATTATAATCTAATTCATAAGTTACAGCATCAAGAAATCCTGTGCTAAAATACCATGTTTGACCGCTTGGTATTTGATAATTAGCGGTAAGTGTAATTACGCTTTGAAAGTCTAAAATTGCGCCTACGCCTGCTGTTGTAATATCTGCTAAAGTTGTAGGTACTATAATATTTGGATTACCACTAACTGAACCTGCTACAATAGCTTCAATCTTTTGATATATTTTATCTTTAGATGTAGCTGCGGTGTTACCACTCCAACTAGCACCATAAGCAATATCTTCGGGTGTTGTTCCCGCGCCATCAGCACCATCATTTCCTGCAACACCTTGAACACCCTGTGTTCCTTGCAAACCCGTTGCCCCTGCTGCACCCGTTGCCCCTGCTGCGCCCGTATCTCCTTTATCTCCTTTTGCTCCTGCATTTATAGTAGTAGTGCCGAGTTTTACTACTTGTGCATCTGCATTAAAGGCTATTAAAAATAAAGCTAATATTAAAATTATTTTTTTCATTGTATTATTGTTTAATTTATATTTATTAATCCCAATCATTTGCTAAACTCATAACTAACCAAACACTTTGACCTGCTGATAAAACAGCACTTCCATTATAAGTTACTCCTGTTCCTGCTACTATTGTCACACTTGTTACACCTCTGTTTTTAACAAGTATCCTTGTGCCTACTACATAACCAACATTCTCTAATGTATAAGTTAAAGCAGCCCCACTTGTTGTAAATAATACTGTACCATTTGCATGAGCTAAAGTTGATGATAAACTAGCTGCTGTTCTTGAAACTGCGGGTGCAGTTAAAAAAGTATTGGCTATATATCCGTTTTGAGTTAATATAGCACCAGTAGGTGCGCCAGTAACTCTATACCCTGTTGTAACCTCAATATCATCAAACCAGCCTGTGTCAAATCTTAAATCTGTTCTACCAAAGTCAATGTCTTTATCAGAAGTAGGAACTATTCCTGCTCCACCACCACCTAATGTTAATCCTCTAACAGTTCCGTTTAAATTCCAATTTAAAGAAGCTGTACTATTATTACCATCTAACCAAACACTATAAGGGTTACCGCCAAATGTCCATGATGTACCAATTTCATTAGAAGTACCACTTGTACTTGTTAGTATTAAATCAGCAGCTAGATTTACACCGCTACTTGTTTGCCATGTTGCTGTTGTTCCGCTTGTGGCTGTTGGTATTTGTCCTGTAGTCGGTGTTCCTGAAATAGTAATTCCTCCTACAGATGTACTTGAAGTGGCTGTTGTGGCTGTTGCAGCATTTCCACCTATATTTAATGCTGGAGCTGTTCCTGTTATATTTGTTCCAATTAAAGATGTTGGAGTACCTAGTGATGGAGTCACTAATGTTGGAGACGTAGAAAAAACTAAGTTTCCTGTTCCTGTTTCATCACTTATAACGCCTAATAATTGTGCTGAAGTTGTTGCAGCAAATTGACTTAATGGATTAGCTACTAGTGCATCCCCAGCACCGCCACCCGCAGTACCTTTTACTATATTAACACCCCAAGTATCTGTATTTATTTTTGTTACAAAAGCTCTATCTCCTGTAGCAAGTGTTAAAACGCTTCCAACAAATGTTACACCTACTTCTGGAACTAGAGTTATATTCCCACCCGTACTATAAGCTTCTAAAGTACTACCTATGGGTATTGCTGTAGTTGCATTTAAAGGAACTGTATAATTATGAGTACCTGTGGAAGAATATATAATTTTATCTATATCAACTAAAGTAAAAGTGTAAGGAGTATTTAAAAACCCAATAGTTTTGGTTTTTGAATAAGCACTACTTGGTACATATCCTCCATGAGTTAATAAATCACCATTTGAAGCACCTGTAACCCTGTAACCTGTTGTAACCTCAATATCATCAAACCATCCAGTATCGAACCTAGATGTTGAACTGCCTAAATCCATTGCTAGGTTTGAATTTGGTACTACACCACCACCAGCACCCCCAAAATTTAAAGAATATAGTGTGCTATTTAAATTCCAATTTAAAGAAGCCTGTGAATTAACTCCATCAAGATAAACACTATAAGGATTGCTGTTAAAAGTCCATGATGTACCAATTTCATTAGCAGAACTTGTGGCGCTGGTAAGTATTAAATCAGCATCTAAGTTTACACCGCTAGTTAATGATGTTTCAATTATATTACCATTAGTATCAACTCCTAAATTATAAGTAGCTGTTCCTGTATTAGAACCACCTCCATAATCAGGAAGCCCAAGTAGCCCATAAACCGATGTGCTAGAATTTGTGCCACCCATAACAATTAAACGGTTATTAGTGTCGATTTGAATTCCTTGCGCTGTTCCATTACCTCCTAAAGAATCTCCTAAAATAACTCTTGTTCCAGTAGCGTAAGAACCTTCAAATCTAACACCGTCAGGGTGCATTAATTCAATATCTTCAATTCTTGCTATTGTACCTGTTTCAGTTGGCAGCGTTAAAACAATGTCTTTGTTTTGTGCGCCTTGTATTATTTGTGCGTCATCAGATGAGCCATTATTAAATGTAATGTTATCATTTTCAATTAATACCCGCTTTGAAGTTGTTAAGCTTCTTGCTTGAATATAAGCTGGATTAACTTCTGTAAATAACGAGCCGTTTGACACGGTTATAGCATCTGTTGTTGTTGCCCCCCCCGTTGTAATGTCTTGCAAGGTTGTAACTAGTGGTGTGCCATCGGTTATTAAAACCTCTCTTGTGCCATGACCACTAGGAAAATCAACATCATATTGCGCTTGTGTGCCTATCCATTTTAAAGGCGTAACGTGTGTTAAATCATCCCATAATTGTACTTTGCCACTATCTATTGAAATATCTGTGCTTGTATTACGTGCATTATTTGAACCTGTTAAACCTGTTGTGAAATTTAAATCTGGTTGGTCGGCTAATGGTGTGCCGCTATCTTGTATGGTGTGACCGCTTGAACCGCCTGCTGCAATATCAGACAAAAAAGCCAATGTACCAGAACCATCCTGTAAACCAATGATATTGTTTGCTGTTGGGAGTCCTACTTCCAATACAGATGTTTGAAATCCATTTGTTGTGTTACTAAATCTATACCCAGAAGACTCTATAGATAAAAACCCTACTGCATTAACCTCTGAATCAACTATAAGGTCAGCCCCAGTTACTTGTATTATATTATTATTATCATCAACAATTATTTTAGAGCTATTACCTCCGTCTTCAGTATCTCCAATAGTAACTACAACATCCCCGCCAATAGAAGTTCCTGTTACTTGATAGCCTTCTATTGAACCGCCTGCATACTGAGGAATATTTAAAACATTATTTATTAAAGTCGACGCTCCACTTGTGCCGTTGCTTGTTACGGATGTAATTCTATTTGTAAAAGCTGTATTCCAGTTAACTGAGTTGTCTGCTATATCTGTAGATGTAATATATAGGTTAGTTCCACCACTATAAGCCTGTAAACGCATAACATCTGTTGTAGGAGTTGTTCCTTTGTTTCCTCGCAAATATAATTCTGACAAAGCTAGTGAAGGTGCATTAATATTATGGTTATAAGCTAAAGGCGTAGTATTAAAGAAATAGTTATCATTTGCACTAAAGCTTAAACAGTCTACTGAATAAGTTCCTATTAAAGCTTCTTTAATAACGTTATTGTCAAAAATGTAATTACCATAATACAAATACCCTAAAGCATCCGTATTTGTTATTGTGTTATTTGTAATAACATTCCAAAAGCCATTAGTCCATAAAGCTAAATCACTATCTATAATTGAATTTTTATCTATAGTTGCTTTTGAATTTGGACTTCCTGCAATAGAAGCTTCTGTATAAATACCCGCATGAACATCCTTAATATAATTACTTTCTATATCAAGGTTAATATAATCTTTGACTTGAATACCTACTGTTGCTGTTACAATTTCATTTCCTTTTATAATTAAATCATCAAATAAGGATTGGTCTGTTGGCGCTCCACCAATAACAATACCTGCTGCATTTGTAATGTATGAAGCATTTTTAAATAACCCTAATATCTTATTGTTTTCAATTCGAACACCTCTACCACCTTGTAACAAAATACCCATTCTACCTGTTCCTGCCGTAACTGGACCCCCTATAACAGTATTGTTTCTAACAATAGCCCGATCAGCAGCAAATGAAGGGAAATTAGTAAGGTCCGGATGCCCCATTGTAATACCTACTGCATTAGATTGATTAATTAGATTATCTTCAACTATTGCATATTTTGCACTACACCCCAGTGTACTTGCGTCTAACCATTGGGCATTGAAAGTATTTTTTCTTACTATAACCCTTTCACCTATATAACACTCTACACCTGTGGATGGTTGGTTGTTTAAAATATTGTTATAGATTAAATTACCACTACCATAGCTTGCGCCAATAGCATTAACTTTGTCTATGTTGTTATTTTCAAAACTACAGTTTACCGTTTTTTCAAATTGAACTGCTGGAGATAGAACCTTATAGGTAGCTGACATTTCGTCTAAAAACGTACACCCTGTAACACTTGAATTTTGAGTATCTGTAAATCTAATCGCATTAAAAGCAAATTGTAAGATATTATTTTGTACAAAAGGAATAGTAATATCCCTATTAAAATTAAAAGTTATGTTTTTAATATGAATATTATAAAAATCAATAACACCATCACCTAACTCATAATTAGGCGCTTGGTTAGGTTTATCATCTACATTTACAGTTGCAAAGATAGCGTAGTAACCAGAATTTACGCCAGTCCAGTTTGCTGGGTCAACTGATATTTCAGCCCCATTACCTTCAATAGTTACATTGCTTGGTAAAAGTATTTCTTTTTCAATTATATAATTTTTACCAGCCGTTAATTTTAACGTACCGCCACCATTAGCGTTTAAATATGCAATAGCAGAAATAAATTCATCACCATCTAAAGCAACTCCATCACCTAAAGCTCCGTACTTTTCTGGCGTTGTAATTGCAAATACTGAACCTGCAAAACCTAAAGGCGTAATTCCATTAGTATTATTTGTACCTGCGTTTATTTCTGCTACTGATGCTGGTGTGAAACCTCCAGCACTTATAGCATCCACTTCGCTTTTTAAAGCAAACGTATCATTGCTTGTTAACTGAGGATAGTTTAACGTATAATTTCCTAACAATGTTGGTGTTTGTAAGCTTAAAGTAAAACCATCCCTACTAAACGTTTGAAAATCTGAATACAAAGCCGAACTCCTAAAGTTAGAGGTGTTGTTTATACTTATATTTGGAGCTCCTGCACCGTTTACAGCAATGGTGCTGTTAAAATTATGTGCACCAGTCCATGTGTAGTTTGCAGCTTCATCTATTGAGCCACTACCTCCTAGAGATTCCCAAGTAGAGCCGTTCCAGTATTCGGGGCGGTTATTTTCTAAAGAAAATATTTGCCATTTTATAGTGGTTGATATAGTTGTAAGCGCCGTTTTCATCGCTGCATTAGCATCTATATAACCCACAGCATCTACAACTTGCTTTTGCGAATACCCTAAAAACGATATTAGGAACGTAAGTATGAATAGTATCTTTTTCATGATTTAAAGTGATTGGTGATGTATTTTTAAATTTGTTTCTGTTGTATATGGTAATGCAATAACTTCGGCTATGATGTATCGGTTATTTAAAATACCTCGTATAATATTGCCTACTTTTATATTTGGCGTGGGTGTACCGCGTTGATCGACTAAAAAACCATCAATACGAGCTTCGGGGGCTTGATTGCTAGTAGCCACTGTAATATTATGTGGTAATATACTGCCACCTTGCAAGGCTATATTTTCTGAATCTACTATGGTTATGGTTGCCATTAGTTAAATGATTTATTAATTGTTATTTCGCCAGAAAAATCACGCTGCGCATTAGCTATTCTTACTAATAAAGCATCATAAACGGCATCTATATTATTCCAATCTTCTGGGTTAAAGCGCCAGATTAACTCTTGCCCTGTTATAGTTAAACCGCTGCCTACTGCATAGGTTTTTGAGGCTGGATAATTATAGTTTACACCTACTTTTATTAAGGCATTTACACTCCACGAGTCGCCTTCAGATAAATTAAAAGTGATAGAACATAATTGCCCTTTATGCGCTTTTATGTTGAGTTGCTTAGAATCGTCGAGTGTTAAAATTGTTGCCATTATAAATAGGGTTGTAATGCGAGTTTAATTTTTGAGCTGTTAGTTAAATCGGTTGGTAATATGGCGGTATCGTCTATAATTTTACCTACTACATATTGATCGCCATTCCAATAGCGGAATTTATCGTTTACTTGAAAGGCGTTTAATTTGGTTTTACCTGTTGATAATACTAAAGCACCTTGTATTAATACCTCGGTTGATGCCGGTACGCCGACTAAATTATATTGGTTATTATACCAACGGTACAGATAGTTTGTATCTTGTGTTACATACCATTTACCTGTTGTACCTGGTGCTGGTAAGCTTGAATAATTTGCTACTTCAACAGTATTATCTTCTGCAACAGAGAGTTCCCAAACATCAGTACTTACATTCCAAGTAGCTATTTGTATGGTTATGCCTGCGCCTTGATCTATTAATGCAAAGGCATTGGCCTCGGCTGCGGTATGGGCTGCTTGTAAATTGGCTAATGAGGTGTACTTACCGTAATAAGGGTTTGAGGCATTATTTAAATCGATAGCTTCTACAGCATCAGCAATTTCTTCTAGTATTTGCCCTATCTCTTGAAAATCTTCGGCAGTGGCTTCTTGATTTCTAATACCAACGGCAACCACGTTTATTTTATCTTTTAAATCTGATGATGGTCTGGTTATTGGCATTGGTATTATTTTTATTTAAAAATGGTATTATTTAGGTTTTTAAAAAAGGACAGGGTTTTTATAATGATATGGTGCTTTTTGTGTTTTTTGGGTTTACAAATTGTGCCACCTCTTTTACTTCGTAATCTGGAAAAACGGTTGGGTTGGCTTCTATAATAGTTATGGCTTGCTTGTAGTATTGCTCGGCAGCGGTAAGGCGTAAAGCTTTTATTTTTATAATCTGGCTTTCATCATAGGTATTGGATTTACCGTTTGGTAACTCGGTTAATTTAGGTTGTAGGCCTTGTATACTTACATCAAACCCGCCGCTATCTATGGCTTTTGCTACGGCGTAATTGGTTTGCGAGGCTTGTAATTGTTCTAATACGGCTGCCGATATGCTTTCCGCTGCAGCGTTTATTACATTTATAGTATTGGTATTTAGTTTTGATGTGAAATACTGGTGGTGGCTTTCTAATAAATAGGGGCGTAGTGCGATGAATGTTTTGCCGGAGTTGTTGATGTTGTACCAACGGTTGAAGGTTTCGCTACGTTTTACAAACAGCTCGTTAAATATGGTGTAGCCTTCGGTGGTTTCCCATGGGGAAAAATCGGCGACATTGGCTTCCATTATTTTTAAAGCTTCATCTATAGCCGCAAAGCCTGCTTCGATAAACGAACGGCGTAAATCGCGTATTTGCCACCATTGGGCGGCTTTAAAGTTTGTGCCTTCGGCTACCGATATACCGCTATCGCTTATTTGTACATTGGCGAGTGGTAAATATAAAAACCATGCTAGGTTTGCCGAGGCTTCGCAAAATAAATTGTAGGCTTTTAGCTCGTTGCCTGTGGGTGTGGTGGTGCAATAATCATTATAAATTAATTCGCCAAGTATGGTTTTAATATACTTACGTTCGGCTTGGGTAATGTATGGCTCTACGCTTTCCCACGCTAAGTTTTTATTAACGGAAACGTATTGTTTTAACTGATCGATGGTTTTTATAAGTACTGCCATTATATATTGGTTTGGGTTCCTGTTGGGTTGGCATCGAGTGTGGTGAGTTCTGTGTTTGCAAAACCGCCCTCAAGCGATGAATCCCACATATTATAATCGCGTAATAGATTCCAGATTTCTAAAGTTATTTCGCGCTTGGTTTTAAACAATGAGGTTAATATGCTGAAGGCTTCGCGTTTATCGGAGCCTGAGCCGGTATTCATTTTACCTCCCGGTATACCTGCGCCTACTATTGATGGATCTACACCCATGGCAAACATAATTTCTGAGTTTGCTGCGGATGCTTCGGGTAAATAGGCACCATCTTTTAGGGTGTTTGCAACCGCTTCTACCTCAATACCTTTTACCCAATTGCCTTGAATGTCTTTATATACTACCGATTGAATAGATTTACCAGCATTTTTATTACCTGAAAGATGCTCGTCGATAGCTACTGTTAGTTGATCGCGGATTTCTTTTTTCTTTTCGGGTGTGTAATCTTGCCAGTCTGTACTGTAGGTGCGTGTAAAATATTCTTCGCTTACGTGTACAATGTATTTTATATTGAGTTGGTTTTCGAATAATGCTTTTTTGTATTCGGGTATGGAGTTTGCTACATCCATCCAACCGTTGCGATATACTGCGTGCCAATCGACTTCCGGATAATAGGTTTCAGACATTAACGGGTAGAAGATTGGCATTGTGAATTTGTGTATCTTCTTTTGTTTGCAGTATTCTTTTATTTGATCGGCGTGCCACCAACTATCTATGGCTGGTATTTTTTCGACGTACTCGCTATCTATTGATGTGTTACTGCTCCAGTTGTGGCAGTAGTAAACGTTTTCTATTAGTCCAGATTTTTCGTTTATTTTTTCGTAACGTACTTTTGAGGCTTGCAAACGGCGTACACTTGTTATTTTATTGAAGTCTTTTGATACAATAAATTCAGGAAATGAAATGTAAAAGGCTTCTAAATCGGCAATGGTTTCTGTCCAGAAGCGATTCATTTTGGTACAGCGAAAAAACTCGAATATATCTGGGTTAGTTTTTTTGGTTACTATAGATTTTTTTTGCTTGCCTTCTTTAATTTCTTCTGTAAATAAATGAAAGCCTTGCCCGTAATGGGTTGATTTTAATATGCGTAATGCGGCACCGCCTGCGCCGTTTTTATTTAAGGCTTCAAAAAACTTTTGTGGGTATTGGTTATCGTCTCCCCATTTTGCTATGTCGCCTGTGGTTTTATCTTCTGGGTTTACTATGGTATGTTTTTCATCTTGGTTTTTACCAAATGAAAATGCGGTTTTGCTACCGTGGCCAAAGGCTATATTACCGTGGTGTGTGATGGTGCCCATTAATAAATGACGTTTTGGTTATTGAATTGTATGATGTGGCGAATGCCTATTTTTTTTATTTCGTTTTGTGGCAATATTTTTATGTTGCGGGTTTTATTCTCGAAATGGTTTGGGTTTCGCCTGGTATCTGATAAGGGTTTAGATTTTACACGTAAGGATGCTACACTGTTTGGGTTGTTAGTTTCTTCTTTCATTACCAATTTGGCTTGCGTATAGTGTAATAGCTTGCCACCTGCTTTTGAATATTTGTTTAGCGTGCGGAGTTTTATACTAAATATGGGTGCGCGCCCTGAAGCATCAAGGGTTTTCATTTGGTTTAATGCATCTTGCAGATATATTGTTTGCTCCATATAAGCAAGTTGCATTATTTGTGGTTTTAAAAAAAGGACAGGGGTTTAGGTTGTGCAAATGGTTGGTGCATCATCCCAATCATCTGGGTTTACTATTAAGGGTTCTTGTAGTTTTATAGTGCCTTGAAAACGGTAGCCGAATAATTGCTCGTTAAATATAGGACCTACTTTGCTGTAGGTTACGTTTTCTATTTTGAAACGGTTGTATAGTATTTGACTGGGTTGTGCTGCATCGTGTCGCATACGGGCTAGTATTTTTATACCTATTTCTTCGGCGGTGGCCAGTTGGGTATCTTGGGCATCATAATCATCATGGGCGGGGTTGGTGTAGATGGTAAATGCAAAGGTTATATTGTTTATGGATGCTATTACGGAGCTGTTTCCAAAATCGCCCTCATGAGATTCGACAACCATGCACGGAAAAGTGGCGGTGCTGCGGAAGGCTCCCATAATTTCGGTAAGGTTCATTCTAAAAAAATGGTTGATGTCTTTTAAATTGCTGGCTAAATCTTTAAAATATGCAATTAATATGCTGTGGTTTAGTATCATTTTTTGGGTAATTTTTTAATATCGTTGTTGTAAATGTTTAGGAAGTCGTACAGATTTATATTGTTTGTAGCGTTAAGCTTGCTGGGATCACCTTCTATTTTATCGATTATTATTTCGCCAAAACTTATGTATTTATTTTTGGTGGCGGGTGGTGGCGTGCCTTCTACTTCAATAGGTTTTGGAAATATTAGTGGGTAGGTTTGGGCGATGTGGTTTCGGCAACCTTCGTAAGTGTAGGCTATTGCTAATTTGCTTTGGGTGTTTAGGTTTGAAAATATATCTACTCTGGCATCTACAGATTGTTTTATGAATGGTTTACGGATGTCTATTTCGTTTAATTCGTTTGAAGCTTCGCGATATAATGCTGCGCATAATACATTTAACCATATTAGGTTGTTGGTGTGGTGCCAGTTATAAAAAGCTGAATCGATATAAGCAAACTCTGCAATGGTACAGTTTCGCATACGTATTGCAGGACCGTAATAGGTGGTTGATTTTATTTTAATTTCTGAAACAAACTTAGTGCGCTCTACTTTTTTATATAAAAATTGAACCATGGGCGCGAAGGCTTTTGGTTGAATTTCTTTTAGTGCGGTTTTTATAGACTTCCAGTTGTTGTGCCGAAGTATTTCTTTTGATAGCTGGGTGAATAATATGGTGGCGTAAAGGTTTAATGATTCGGGAGTGTCTTTAATTAGGCTCCTGAAACATTCAATTTGATATGCAATATTTTTTAGTTGGGTTTCTGTAAGCTCATTCCATGATTCAGGAATTTTTAAATCTACAACCATTTTATTTTTTTATACAAGTTGGTTGATATTCAAATATTAAAAAAGGACAAATTTTTATAAGCTAAAAAAGCAAAATATCCATTATCTTTTTTTTTAATATAACTATATGAATAACAAAAACTTAACAATAAACATTTAAAGTTATATTTGCACTTTGTCGCCAAAT